TGCGATGCCATTTCGGGATCTTGTTCGGCAAGCATATCAAGCATACCTGATTGACTCTTAATGAATCCCTCGTTCTTCTTCTGCTTCTCCTTATTAAGCTGATACTTCTCTATCGCGCCTCCGATTACCCCACCCAACTGTTGACCCATATTGGCGAGTGCTTGCCCTTGAGTCGCGCCCGCTTGGGCGATTAAATTGGCGGCAGTTCTCGTGTCGCCAAGTTGTGATCCGTAGTTTCCGCTAAAAAATCTGCTCATAATTATTTCTCCTTATCAACGACCAGCGAGTAATCCTCCCCCAAGTCCTCCTATTATTCCGCCAAACATATTCATCATACCTGCGCTCCTAGTTGCATCGGCAGCTTGATTCGCGGCATACATATTTGCTTGGTTCGCCGCCATGCTAGAGATATACCCTAGTCCCGATTCGGGGTTGAGGTATTGTGGACCACTCTGTAACCCGTAACCCGCTTGTCCGAATATTCCTTGTCCAGCTTGTAGGCTTCCCCCACTTGCTCTGCCCAAGATTGCTTGGAATGGATCGAGTGTAAACTTATCCTCGATTTGTGCGAGGTTACCAACAGCGTTTATGTAGTTACCTAAACCCTGTTGGCGCAGTTGCTCGTTTAATCGTTCGGCATCCATTTGTGCGCCTACATTAAATTGGGCGGCTTGTTGCCTTTGTGCTTGGTTTACGGTGGCGGCGCGTTGGGCGGCATCTGCATCGAAAGCATTTGCTTGTTGGTTAAGTTCTGCTTGTGCGAGGTTGGTTTGCTGACCGAGTTGGGCGCGTAGTGCGTCTTGCTCCATTCCCGCACCTACTCCGAATTGGGAGGCTTGGTTAGTGGCTTGTTGGTTCGCAAGTTGTGCCTGTAAGCCAGCTTGGTTTCTCCGTGCCTCTTGTTCCAATCCAGCACCCAAGCCAAATTCGCTTGCTCGGTTAGTGGCAGTAGCATCTGCCATTGCTTTAGCTTGTGCTTGTTGGGCGGCTAGTGCTTCTTGCGAGAGTCCAGCGGATAAACCTTGGCTAAGTGCTTGGTTGGTTGCGGCTTGGTTGGCAAGCTGGGCTTGCATATTTTGCGATGCACCAAATTCTGCGGCTCGGTTGAGAGCATCTTGATTACGCATGGATGCTTGGAAACCACGATCAAGATCGGATCGCTGAATGTCAGATTCCCGTCCGAGTGTATCTCCCGCAAAGGCTCGGTTCTGCATTCTGCGATTATTATCTTCTGCTACGAGTGCTTGGGCTTCTGCGATTGCACCTGACTGATCAAATGTTCTGCCCATGAGGCCCGATCTTGCACGGGTGGCGTTTGAAATACTTGCCTGTTCGCGCTCAGTTAACCCCTGTCCTAATGCAGTCTCTGCATCTGCTAAGAGTGCGGCACGAAGTGAATCTGCACCGATATTTCCGCCTTGTAAGTTAGCGGTAGCGGTGTACCCATCTCCTGTTACCGAGGCGGAAGGATCGTAACTAGTTGGTGCAGTTAGTGCCATTGGGTCGGCTACTGCGGTGGCGTTGTAGGATGTGCCAGCGTCAAAGTTTCCGCCACTTACAGATGCGGATGGGTCATATGATGTGGGTGCAGATAATGCCAATGGGTCTGCCACCGTTGCGGCTGTCATTGTGTTACCCGAAACACTACCCCCAAAAGTAGCATCTGAAGGAAGAGTCACAGGACCACCGCTACCTGTTTGAATCATCTCGCCTACAGCACTAGCAAGCCCAGCATCCACATCTGCTTGGGTGGCTTCGCGTAAGCCTGTTAGGTTTTCACGCTGTTGTTCGAGGAGGGTGCGAGCATCATCAATTCCGCTGGTTGTACCAGGCTTGTAGTTCTCCATGAGTGTGGAGTAGCGGTCTGACAGCCTCTCCACATCCGCAAGGTCTGCTTCGCGTTGGCGGGAGAGGTTGCCCCGTTGTATATCTTCAGCGAGTGCGGATAGTCCGAGGAATTTGTCGTTCTCATCGAAGCCAGCTTGGCGGTTGGTAGGTAGTCCTGTGGTGGGATCAATCGCCATACGACTATCGCCCAGCATATCGACCAACCCTGTACCCGCACGGGTGTAGCCTGTTAGTTCACCTGTGGTTGAAACTGTTCCGCCATCGGGTACTTCCGTCTCGCTGGTTGCTTCTAGGATAAAATCACCGTTTTCGTCTTTAGGAACTACAAAGTCTGTACCATCCGCGTTCTTCTTGTAGACAGGTTCGGGTTTACCATAATTGTCTAGGAATGATTTTAAGGTATTTGATGTATTGTAGAGTATACCCTCTGCAATTACACTACGCATCAACCCTGTTGCTACTCCTTTATCGAAATATACTGGAACGCCCTGTAACCCAGGTCGTGCTGATTGTATTGTACTCTTTACACTAGAAGTATCAAAGTCACTAAGATCAGCAGTTTTTCCCCATTGCTCAATTGAACGACTTAATTTTGCGGTGTTATTTCCATCCCTCGCATAAATCTCTTGAAGATCACGAATAGACTGAGGAACTTCACTATCCCCAATAACTACCCGACCATCCTTGGTGACGGCTCCTCCGTAGTCGATTTGTGTGACTTGTCCACCCTCACCCGGTTGAGAAACTCTGCGCGCTGCTAAATCTTCGCTAGATACAGACTCATAGATAGGCACTTGCCCACCAAGCAATGTTTGCCGAAGCACATCATTATCGATCTGTGCGGCAGACATACGCAAGGGTCGCTCGTACTGTTCAACAATCTGTTGTAGCGGGGTTCCTGAAAGTGAGCCTGACAGGGCATCAGTCTGTGCCTGTAATGCTTCTGCAAGTCCTTGCCCATAGTCGGGCATATTTAAAATTGAACTACTGCTTGTTCCTCCGCTACTCATAAGTTATTTCCTCCGAAGTATTTTCTTAAAATCGTACCAACGAATGGGCTGGTTTTTGGTTTCCCTCATCCACCCGACTAGTGGGAGTGGGTATGGTATTTTACTGATAAAGTCTTTCACATCGCCAACCGCCATATTCACATACCAAGCATCCGCATCCTCGACATTCCATTGGTCTTGCGGGTGAATATCGCTTTTCGAGTTTACCGCTTTACCGAGTAAAAATGAGTTGGGGGTGATGAACACATATCCGTGGTGGGCGGCGTAGGTGGCTATGTCGCGGTTCATGTCGATTCCGCACTTGTCGTACAAGTCTTTCGCTTGAGCTAGGATGTTCATCAGTCAGCGATTAAATATTCCTCCGCTTCGGTTGAGCTTACCGCACTTCCTAGGTTTACCCGTACCCAATCCGTACCATTGTCCACCGCCATGCATGGGTTGCCCCCGTCCCCGTCTGTTACATAGACGATGCGACCTGGTGTGCCGTTGGTTGGCAATCCAGCTACGGTGAAGTTCTCCATCACCACCTCGGTTTGGGTGACGCTTGGTATGGTGACGGTTGGTTCGCCTAATCGATTAAGTGATGCACTAGACACCTCCACGCCTGTGGCGTAAGTAAACCCTCGGGTAACTGTGGCGGTGATAGGCATTAGGCGTATTCCCTCCTTGCATTCGCGCCGCCCTCTATCGCTTCGAGCGATACATGGCGAAAGCTAGGCTGTCCCGCTGTTACATCGATCTCTACGGAGGCCGCGTAGCCTCTTGCGCGTCCACTCCCAAAGCGAATCAGTTTCTCCTCGCTCGTTGTCGCATTCTCGGTGTGTACGGTGTTCGTCCGATCCGGGTCTATCGTGTTTACTTTGATCGTGAATTGATCTCCGTTGCTGACCTGGCATCCGAGTTGTCCGCGCTTCCAACTCTTCACATCGATATTCCCGAATGTGAAGGAGCGGGTCTTGAGTTTGGCACTTATCGCGGTGGATGTTGTGCTTGCGCTCCCTACCGTTCCCGTGATGTCTGTGGTGCTTTCCTCGATTAAATGCCATCCTTTATCGGAGACGGCAAAGAGTCTGCGTTTTTGTGGACTTGATCCATGAAGTATAGTTACGAAGTCATCAATTTGGAAACCAGCGGGGAAACTATCCACGCTTGTCCATGCGGTGTTTAAAATATCGTAGACGAATACTTTGTTATTCGTAGTGGATGAACCTGTGGGGACAGCGAGGTAATACTTATTATCAAACACCACACCAACGGCTTTGTCCGCATGGGCATAATTCACATCTGCGAATTGATCCTGGATGGGTTGTGATAATGGTAATGCTTCCCCGCTTACTTTTGAGATTGCGACTCCGAGGTTTTTAGCCGGGTCTAAGCCTTGCTGGAGGGTGAAGACACCGTCATCACTTAGAAAATACATCTGTGGTCCACTCGCGGCTATGCTCTTTCGGGCCACGCACCCATGCTGGCGGGTAACCTCGAATACACCCGCAGAGTTGGTGAGTGCGATGTTGTTTATTAAATGTATACTATTGCGGAAAAATACGATTAACTGATTTTCCAGGTATGGAGTAAATCCGACCAAGCGATCTGCGGTTCCGCGATTAATACGAAACTGAGATTCTGCGGGATAGAAATTATCTGTATTCAAGAGATCCGAAGCGATCACGGTGTACTGCGAATCGCTGGGCTGGGGAACGATTAAGCGATTACTAAAAAATGTGCCAAAGTTTGTGTTTGGGCATTGTACCCTACCCGCTACGGGTGATGCATTTTGCTTTACAACGAATGCAGTTGGTGTGGTGTAATCTCCATCCCACTCCAGCGGAGTTTTGCTTGTCCCGCGAAACAGGATGAGTTTCTCCATCGCTTGTACGAAACTCGCGTTATCTCCACTCTCCACTACTTCACCACCTGGATAAGCGATATCGATCCCTGTGTTATTACTGTCGTTCCACAGAATTACTTTATTGGCGGTGGCGACTGCGATAAATTCTGCCCCGGTTGCGGGATCACTAAATGTGACAGATGCAAATACTTGCTCTGTGCCGGATGAATAGGTAAGCGATACAGCACCCGCTTTAAACTCTATACCTTTGCGTACCGATGCGAGGTCGCCCTCCAAACGCATGTTCTCAGAAAGCTCCACCGTGCCAGCTTCCAATGTTGTTGGCTCAAGGTACGAATTGATACCACGAAACCCACGATCCCCATCGGTAAGGATCGGTGAGTCTAAGCGCCCCATCTGTTTGTATGTGGGCATCTATTTCTTACGGATCTCCTGGTAGAGTTTAATCGACATATATACGAGGGTCACCGCACCTACCGCGATACCCAGGAAGGAGTCGATTGTGGATAAGCCAAAGGTGGCGGCTGTACCACTCATTCCGGCAACTGATACCCGGTCAATCATGTTCATTTATCTCCTTGGCGATGGCCCAAAATAAAATCCGAGGATTCCCATAAGGGCGGTGTGACCCATATAGGCGAGGTGGCCGGACGAGAGGATGATCGGATCTTGGCTTGCGGGATAGCTGATGATTCCGAAGAACCACTCTGTTCTGCCCTCGCCGTGCGCGTTGGTGATGGAGAGGAACTCGGCAGACGGGAAGAGTGTGCAGAACAGGACGCAAACGCAAAGAGTGCCAATCCCCATAAAAGCAATGATACGCCTACTAAAAGAAACAAACTCCCCA